AAAGACAGAAAGGAAGGGCTGACAATCATGGCAGAACTTGAAACAAAAGACACCGGGGCAGAGCAGAACTCTGAACCAACACCCAAGACCTACACCGAGGAAGAAGTGCAGGCGATGCTTCAGAAGGAAGGCGACAGACGTGTCACCGAAGCTCTGAAGAAGGCCGAGCGGAAGCAGTCGGAGAGGGCAAGGGAAGCGGAGAAGCTCGCAAGGATGAACGCGCAGGAAAAGTACGAATACGAACTCGAACAGCGTGAAAAGGCTCTCGCTGAGAAGGAGAGGGCGTTCGCACTTGAGCGCAACAAGAACATCGCGAGCCAGATCCTGGCGGACAAGGACATTGACGTGTCACTTGCCGACTTCGTCGTGGCAGAAGACGCCGAGACGATGGACGAAAACATCAAAAGGCTCGCAAAGGGCATAGCAAAGAGCGTAGAGAAGAGGCTTGCAGGCAAGTCGCCATTCAAGGCGCCTGAGCAGAGCGAGGGCATCACCAAAGACATGTTTGACAAGATGTCACTCGCTGACAGGCAAAAGCTCTTTGATACTGACCGCGAGCAGTACAACAAACTCGCACACAGATAGGAGAACTACAAATGGCAAACAATCCTTACAACAACTTTGTCCTTGAAGACAAATTTGAAAGCCAGCTCACCACGAAGGTAGACATGGCAAGCTATCTGACTGCTGACTACTCGCTCTCCGAGAATGCCGGCATGAAGAAAACAATCCACAAATACAAAGCGACGGGCTCCGTAGAAGACCTCGCTCAGGGCGTAGGCAACAGCGGAGTGTTCGAGGCGACATACGCTTCGGCAGACTACACCGTAGGCGTAACACAGGGCAAGGGCCAGTGGTACGACGAGGAAGCCATGAAGGACCCGATGATCGTTGAGACCATCACAAAGGGCATGGCCGAGGCTATGGTCAATGACTTCACATCGAAGGCTATCGCTGAAATGATCAAGACACAGCGCACAATCGAGTGCGACTTCTCAAGCTCCAGCTCCGGCTATTTCTTCGGAAAGGTAGTAGACGGCGCCGCACTCTTCGGCGAGGAGAGCGAGGGCGTATTCATCCTCATCAACCCGAAGGATGTCGCGTGGGCAAGGAAGCAACTTGAGGACAGCCTGAAGTACAGCGAAGGCTTCGTCCGCACCGGCTACATCGGCACAGTATGCGGCTTCCCTGTAATCATGACAAAGGCCGCTCCTGAAGGCTGCGCAATCATGGCAACAAGAGAAGCCGTCACCCTCTTCATCAAGAAGGCGACAGAGATCGAGCAGGACAGAGACCCTGACCTGAGGAAGAACCTCCTCTACATCCGCAAGGTGGCCGTCGTAGCGCTCACAAACGAGAAATACTGCGCGATCCTTGCACAGGCTCAGAGCACTGCCTGCGTCATCACGACCTACACAAAGAACACGAAGACAGTCAGCGGCACATGCGGCACAGACGTCACACACGTTGATGTATACGTGAACGGCGAGTACAAGGCTACCGTAGCAGCAAGCTCCGGCGCATTCACAGGCACAAACTGCCTCGCATCCAACCTCGCGGTAAGCGACACAGTCGACGCTATCGCATACGCACCTGGCAAGGCCAAGAAGGCTGCTACTCAGGTCACAGTAGCCAACTAATGCAGGAGGTAGCGCATCATGACAATACTTGAAAGAGTGAAACTGCTGTTGAATATTACGGACACGTCCAAGGATGCGCTACTCGGAGAGCTCATCGACAAAGCCGAGAAGTTCGCTCTGAACTATACAAACAATCCGAACTGTCTTGAAGACCTGGGGGGCACGCTGATAGATATGGTCATTTTTGACTATGACCTCAACGGCTCTGAGGGGCTCAAGTCTGAGAATTATAGCGGCGCCAGTTTTAACTACAAGGACCGCTATGGCGATGACATAATGGGCCAGCTCAAGAAAAAGAGGAAGATCGGAGTGATACGTCATGACGATTAACAGAGAACTTCAAAGCGTAACGATAAGGCCTTTTGCTCACGAGACCGAGCACGCACGGGACCTCGCCACATCAGGGCACGGCTTCCTGATCTACGACGAAGAGGAAGGCTGGGGCAATCTCACGTACCCGAGAGCCGACTACGACTATGTCGTGGACAGCTACGGCCAGCTCGTGCCGTCTTCAAGCACACGCACCGCAGAGATGGCCCTCAAGGTCTACTCACAGCAGAACGTGCAGGACCCGAGATATGTCGACGTCGAGATGGTAGGCCTCACGAAAGACACAAGCATCGTCCCGGGCGAGGTGGTGAGCCTTGCCCAGGGCGACTACCGTGTCAAGTATGTGATACCTACAGGGAGGTGGCAGGAGATCCTGCTGGCAAAACTATGAAGTTCGAGATGATAGGCGCCGACGAGTTCCTCGTGAAGCTCGACAGATGCGCAAACATCGACCTCAGGAGGCCACTTCTGAAGGTCGGCAACGACATCGAGGTGCAAGCCAAGCAGAACTGTAACGGACGCTTCAAGGAGCCTACGGGCACTCTGAAGCGGTCTATCCGCTCGGAGCTTGTGGGCACCGCGTCCGTCGAGGTCGGCACTAACCTCGAGTACGCCGTATATGTCGAATATGGCACGGGCATCCATGCCTTTGGCGGTCAGGGAAGGGCATCCACGCCGGAGCATCCTATCCCGTGGACCTACAGAGGCAGCGACGGCCTTTTCCATACGACCTACGGCGTGGAGCCGAGGCCTTTTTTAATACCGGCATTCAACAGCAAAAAGCACAATTTTCTGAAGTACATCAAGGAGGAATACGATGATAGATTTTGACCCGAGCATTGTGGAGGCGCTTTCCGTCATCCTTCCTACCTACTACGAGAATTTTATCACCGGAGACATCACGCTCCCGTGCATCACGTATGTGGAGAACAACAACAGCTCATACCTTGAAGGAGATACGCTGAGGTATTCGCATCTCAACTACACCATCAAGCTATGGATGGACAACAAGAACCAGCAGCACTACCTTGCGGACATAGACGCCGTGATGAAGCGCATGGGCTTTGTCAGGAACTCCACGAACGAGATCGTCAGCGGTCGCGTGATAGAAAAAATCATGGACTACGAGGCCATCGGCTGGGAGCAGCCAGGTCTCGAGGAAGGAGAATAGAAAATGGCTGGAACTCTCTCAAAGGGCATCAAGCTGAGCTATAAGGCGAGCGGCGACAACAGCTACACCGACCTGAGCGACCTGCAGGAAATTCCTGATCTCGGAGGAACTTCGGACTCCGTAGAGGTCACGACCCTCGATGATGCTGCGCACATGTACATCAACGGCCTGAAGGACTACGGCGACAGCCTCGACTTCACGTTCCTGTACGCAAAGACGCAGTACACGACACTGTACGGCCTGTCGGGAACTGTGGCGTGGAAGGTCACTTTCCCGGGAACGAGTGCGCATACGTTCTCGTTCGACGGCGAGTGCAGTGTTAAGATCAACGGCGTAGGCGTGAACGACGCTATCACCTACACGCTGAGCATCAAGCCAAGCTCTGCCATCACGGTAGCATAATGACGACGAGGGGAGGGCTTCGGCTCTCCCCTTTGATGTGACAAGGAGGAAAAACATGTATACAGAACTGACGGCAGGAGGCCGCACATACAAGCTCAGGCTCACGACAGCCGGCGTGATCCGGCTCGAGAAGGAGCTGGGCGTCAACCCTCTGCAGATATTCATGGGCATAGATGAAGACGTGCTGCCAAAACTCGGCGACATGCTCGCGGTGCTCCATCAGATGCTGCAGACCTACGAGCACGGCATCACGATGGACGTCGTGTATGACATCTTCGACGCGTTCATCAGGGACGGACATCAGATATGGGACCTGGTGCCGGTGCTCATCGAGTGCTTCCAGGAGGCAGGCTTCCTGCCTAAAGACGGGGAAGACTCAAAAAACTGACCGAGGGGGAGGAGCTCTCCCTCACGGAACAGACCTACCAACTGAGGGACCTCTGCCTCACGGCAGGAGTCTCAGAGGCCGATTTTTGGCAGATGACAGTCGGCGAGGGCGTCAGGGCATACAGGGCATACGAGGAACGCCGCAGGGACGCGGCATACTTCGCATACACCGCAGCCATGACGACAGGCCTCTTCATCGCCTCGATGTTCGGCTCAAAATCGCCTCCGTCCATACAAGACATCTATCCTGAACTCTTCAAGGAAGAAAAGAAGGATGAAGAGGTCGAACAGACGATAAGGGACGCAAAGTCCGAGGCGAACTTTTTGAACTTCGCTAAAGCATTCAACAGGAAATTTGACAATGGCAGCGACAGAACAACTGAAAGTGAAAATAACGGCCGACGCGAGCCAAGCGAAGGCTGAAATAGGTAAATTCAAGGACTCGCTGAAGGATGTGACGACTTCGGGCACCTCTGCGACTGCGGCCATCGGCAAGCTGACGGTCGCTATGGGCGCCCTGCTCGTAGCGGCAAAGGCGGTCAGGAAGGCCGTCAACACGGCTGTCGAGGTAGCGGCACAGGGCGACGCCATCAAGGACAACGCTCAAAAGGTCTTTATGTCGACCACGGCATATCAGGAGTGGGGCTACGTGCTGAAGCAGAACGGCATCGAGATCAGCGCACTCAAGGTCGGCATGAGGCAATTCTCGCAGAAGGTGGCTGCAGG